TGGCGTATAGTTTGGATCTTGATCCTGACGAAATCCTCAACGATCCCGAAGAAGCGGCTATTGCCGCACAGATTATAGGAATGCAAAATAATGTTGGACAAGCAACTGGCGATCAGGCTGGCCCCGGTGGTGAACAACCCGGAGCTATGGGAACCCCTGAAGGAACACCTCCACAACCTACGGATGTTGGAGTTACAGGCACTGGCGACGGCAACATCGGAACAGGAAATGTTCCGCAAGCAGGGGAAAGCGAGTTCTCTGGCTAACTTATTAACCTTACAAGAACAAGTAAATCAAAGACGAAAGGAACAAGACGATGGCTAAAGCATCAAAAGAAGAAATTGATCGTGTTTTTAATCAATTAGAATATTTAAATACGATGCTTAGTGTAGAACCAAATTTGGCAGATAAAAAACGTATTTTACTTTCTGTTGAAAGTTTAGAAAAAGAAACGCCTAAAAATGTTTTTAATGCCGCACTAAAACTTTTAAAAGATTCAAAAGACGCAAGTAATAAAAATATTATGGAAAATCCAAATATAGATCCCGGCAATAAAAGATTTGCTTCTTCTGTTGAAGATTCTATACTTGTTCCACCCGAAAGACAAAAAAAGAATATAGGCGCATTAGTTAGTAAATTGGTTACAAAAGCTGTACTTACTCCTGAATTAAAAGCTAAATCCCTTAGTGCAAAAAAGGCTACTGAAAAAGCGGCTAAAAAAGTAGATCTTGAAGATGTAGACAGCCCTAATAATCAAGAATTTTTAGATAGAATTGTAGATCAAGTAGAGGCTAATGAAGATATTCTTAAAAACGATTTTGGTTTAACAGATAATCAATTAAAAGTTTTTGCCTATGTTTCTCCTGATATGGCAAGTTATGCAGATGCTGGTTCTTATTTTATTTCAAAACTTGAAAAAGACGGTGGTACAGAATTACTTAGTAAGCTTATGTCACCTATGAGTTTTAGAATGTTTAAAAGAAAACACGGCTATAAATTTGAAACAGAAAAAGAACTAAACAAATTCTATCAAGATTATTTAAAATTGTTTGAAAAAGGCGTAGATGATAAACTACGAGCTAAAAAACAAGAAGGAGGTTCTATGATGGTTCCACCCGAAATGGAGATGCCTGCTGAAGAGCCTCCTGTAGATACATATGATAACATCAGCCCAGAAGAAGAAATGCAACAGGCTGAAGATATGCTTCCAGACGATGAGATGGAAGAAGAGTACGTAGATTACGTAGCTGAAGAAGTATTAGAACCCGAAGAGCAAGAATATTTATTTAAGGTTCTAGACGAAGATCCAAGACTAGAAGGGATCTTAGATAAGATTATTCTTAATGCAACAGAATTTGCTGGTTCTGGGGAAGTTGAAGGCCCCGGCACTGGCATATCAGATTCGATACCCGCAAGGTTATCGGACGGTGAGTTTGTAATCACCAAAAAGGCGACTGACCAAATAGGCGCAGACAATCTCCAGAAAATGATGGATGATGCTGAACGTGCTTATGATGGCGGTCTTATGGGCATGGCAAACGGTGGTGAAGCTGGCACAAACCCCTTTGTAAATCCTGAAGAAATCTATGGAGTTCCAAAGGATGGAGAAGAGGATATTGAACGCCAAATGCTTTACTCAAGCCGTATGCCTAGCTTAATGAACCGATAAGGCTACCTAGATACTTTAGCCCCTTATCATTTTATAACCTTGAGGCCACCTTGTAGTATCAAGACCCTGTGTTAGAAGCGCAATAACACAGCCACCTTGAAGAGACAACAAGCCCCAAAGAGGAGAAGACTAATGAGTGAACAACAAGAAGAATCGCAAGCGAATCCGTACAACCAGAAAAAAGCATGGCATACCCCTGATGGGCCACCCATGCAAAGTGCAGATTCATTGTTCTTTGAAGAGCCACAAGAGGCTACTTCCGACGAAGATGACGGAACCCCTCAAAAAGAAAAGGCTCCTCGTACCAATTATAAAAAGAGGTATGACGATCTAAAAAAACATTACGATCAAAAGATTTCTGAATTTAAACAACGCGAGCAAGAGCTAGAGGCTATGGCACAATCTGCCCAGCCTAGTTATAGACCACCAAAGTCTGTAGAAGACCTTGAACGCTTTAAATCAGAGTATCCTGATCTGTATGATACTGTCGAAACAGTTGCTCATATGCGTAGTGAAGAGCAGATGAACGCCCTTCAACAAAAACTAGCGGCCTTAGAAAAACGTGAATTAGAAATGTCTAAGCGCGATGCCGAAGTTAAACTACGAGAGCGACACCCTGACTTTGAAGATATCAGGGGTGACGATAAGTTCCATGATTGGGCTAAGACTCAGCCTGAAGAAATTCAGCGTTGGATCTACAAAAACCCAGACAATGTTGGATTAGCAAGTCGTGCCATAGATCTTTATAAGATGGAAAACAATATTGCTATTAATACTTCCACTCGTAAGTCAAAACCTTCAAAGCCAGACGCGGCTAGTATGGTTTCGACTAAAACAACAAGTGTCGAGCCACAACAAGCCAAGATCTGGACACAACGGGAAATTGCCGCTCTGTCCTTGGATGACTATGACAAATACGAACAGGAAATTGATCTAGCCATCCGCGAAGGACGAGTAGCAAGATAAACTATTTGTCTTTTTTAGGAGTAACAAATCATGGCTTATAATGTAAGTGACCAATATTTTGAGCCGACTACAGATACAGATGCGAACTTTGCCAACTCTGTAGCGGGTCAAACTAACTCGTTCTTCCTGCCTGCTGTCTACAGCAAGAAGGTACTTAACTTCTTCCGTAAGGCATCAGTCTGTGAAGCCGTAACCAACACTGATTATGCTGGCGAGATTGCGGCATTTGGTGATAGCGTAAACATCATCAAAGAGCCGGTAATTACCGTCTACCAGTATGAGCGTGGTCAAGACGTAACTCAAACTAAGCTGACCGACCAAGAGCTTACTCTTGTTGTTGATCGTGCAAACGCATTCAAGTTCATTGTCGATGACATTGAAACCAAGATGTCGCACGTAAACTTCAAGGAAGTAGCATCTTCTTCAGCGGCTTATGCGTTGCGTGATGCGTTTGACGAAGGCGTGTTTGCAATTATGCAAGCTGGCTTGTCTGCATCTTCACCCGACCACACTCTGGGTGCTGACTCAGCTACCGACCTTGGTGCTGGCGTCTATGACGGTGCTGGTGCTATCGACGTAGGCATTTCTGGCGAGACTGATCCTCTGGACGTTCTTGCTCGCATGGCTCGTTTGCTTGATGACCAGAACGTACCTGAAGAGGGTCGCTGGGTTGTAGCTTCTCCTGACTTCTATGAGCAACTCTCTCAGAGCGGTTCTAAGCTTCTGTCAGTAGACTTCAACGCAGGCCAAGGCTCTATTCGTAACGGTCTGGTAAGTTCTGGCAAGTTGCGTGGATTCTCCATGTACAAGTCAAACAATATGCCTGCTACGACCAATGCTACCGGCTTTATGCTGGCTGGTCATATGAGTGCTGTTGCAACCGCACAATCCATCACTAGCACAGAGGTCATCCGTGATCCTTCTAGCTTTGGTGATATTGTACGTGGTCTGCACGTTTGGGGAGCTAAGGTTCTCCGTGACGAAGCACTGATCGGTGCTTACTACAACATCGACTAAGATGATTGTAAGGGAGGGTGAAATACCCCTCCCGTTTTTTAAAGGACTAAGATATGCCATTGATTTCAACTCCCAATAAACCTATCAGTATGAAGCTGACTGAAAATAAGCGTGGACGTTATCGCCACGTAGACCAAAAGAAGTTTGCTGATAACTACGATAAGATTTTTGGAAAGAAAGACAAAGGAGAAAAAAATGAAGGATAAAAAGCGTTCAGGCTATAGCATGGGTAGCGGAGTACGTAAAGGCTACATGGGCGGTGGCTACCGTATGCAAAAGGCCGAAGGTGGAAAAGCTTACTCTAACATTAGAGACATGGAAAAGGCTTGTATGTCTCCTGACCATAATGAGTCAATGAAAGAGAAATGAAAGTCCCAGCCCCTGAAGGCTACCACTGGATGAAGAGTGGTAAAAGCTACAAACTAATGAAAGACCCTAAAGATGGCTTCAAGCCCCACAAAGGTGCTAGTAAGTCAGCCAACTTTGAAATACAAAAGGTTCATAAAAAATAATGGCGACTACATACCTACAGCTTACGAATGAATTACTAAGAGAAATGAATGAGGTTGCACTAACCTCTAGTAATTTTGCTTCTGCTATTGGAATACAAGCACACGTAAAGGACTGCGTTAATCGTGCATACCTTGACATTGTTCTTGAAGAACCTCAGTGGCCTTTCTTGTCTGTAGGAGATAGTGGTACAACAGATCCTATGTATGGAAATACTTATGTAGAGACTGTAGCAAATACACGTTGGTATGAACTAAAGCCTGCAAGTGATTCTATTTTAGATGACTATGGCTCAGTAGATTGGGATAATTTTTATTTAACTACTGTGGGTGTGACAGGAGAAAGTTCTCCTTACACCGCCAAGAATCTTAAGTTTACGACTGTAGAAGAATGGAAAGACTTTTACAGAGCTAGAGAAAATGCAGACGATGCAGAAGACGCTAATGGTGGTGAACCTAAGCGTGTTATTCGTAGCCCCGATGGGCGTATGTTTGGTTTAAGTCCAATACCTGACAAAGTATATCGCGTATGGTTTTATGCGTATACACAGCCTACACAACTTTCAGCGTACAGTGATGCAATAGTATTTCCAGATATGTACAAGACAGTACTATTATCTCGTGCAAGATATTTTATACATCAGTTTAAAGAAAATATTCAACCAGCCGCACTAGCCTTAGAAGAATATCGACGCGGCTTAAAGCTTATGAAATCTAATCTAATGACTCCAGAGCCTTTCTACATTAAAGATGATCGCGTGAGGTTTGTCTAATGTCTCAAGCCTATGGCTTTTCGTGTAAGGGTGGACTTAACACAAACCTAAACTCTATTGAGATTTTAGGACAGCCCGGATTTGCAAAAGTTCTTGAAAACTTTGAGGTAGACCCAGACGGAGGCTATCGACGCATAAATGGATTTACAGCTTATGGTGGTGCTTCAGCAACTCGTCCAAACAGTTCTAATGCTGTTTTGGGTATTCAGCCTTATGGTGATGGGGTTGTTGTTTGCTCTGGCACAGATATATTTTTTAGTAATGATGGTATTACGTGGCTACAAATAAATAGAAGTGCGGTTTCAAACAGCGGTGATAACTATACAGCTTTTACAGGCCGTTCTGTTTTAACACGCACTGACCAAGGCCAATGTCAATTTGCACTAATTGAAGGTGCGGCATACAATTATGGTCAGCTTGTTATTGCAGATGGTGCAAACAAACTTTATGTCTTTCGTATGGAAGGTACAGGGCTTTTAAACACTCGTACATTTTTTGCAAAAGAAGTAACGGTTAGCGGTACAAATGCAGTTAAATATATAACGATGCATGACCATCATTTAATAGCCGCTGGAGTAGAAAATAATTTAAATACTGTTTACTATAGTGTCGATAATGACGCTACTGATTTTTCTGGTACTGGATCAGGTGCTATTGCAATCTCAGATCAAATCCAAGGCATTAAGGGCTTTCGTGAAAACTTAATTATTTTTACACAGAACAGTATTCACAAGCTTATAAATATTAATGATTCTCAAACAGTTCGTATAGATCCTATTACAGAAAACGTAGGATGTATTAACGGCTATACAATCCAAGAATTTGGAGGTGATCTAGTCTTTTTAGCTCCTGATGGTATTCGTACTGTTGCGGGTACAGCAAGAATTGGTGACGTAGAGTTAAGTTCTGTTTCAAGGCAGATACAAGAAATTGTAACTACACTAACTACATCTATTAGCTCTTTTATTGTAACAAGCGATGTTATTAGAGCTAAGTCACAATATAGATTATTTTACTCTACTGTTGCTCAAGATCCAAGCGAAGCTAAAGGTATTATAGGAACTTTTACGGGTCAAGGCTTTGAATGGTCTGAAACAAAAGGTATTCAAGCACTAGGCTTTGCTTCAGGCTTTGACAACAACGGAGTAGAGGTTGCTTATCATGGCGATAAAGATGGTTACATTTATAATCACGATGTAGGCGATTCTTTTTTAAATGCTGGATCAGAGGCTAATATTTTTGCAACCTATCAAACGCCTGATATTGATTTTGGAGATATTGGTACACGCAAAACTTTAAAATATATTCGTACTTCTTTTTCACCCGAAGGAAATTTACAACCAGTTTTAAGGTTGCGGTATGACTATCAAGATGTAGATATGCCACAGCCTTCAGATTATACGCTTACAGATATTCCGCTACCAGCAATTTTTGGAACTTCTATTTTTGGCGTTGCAACTTTTGGAGCTAGTGCAGATCCAATGTATCGCCAAGCTGTAGAGGGTAGTGGACATACTGTAAGTCTTAGAATTAGGTCAGATGATACTAGAAGCCCGTATGCAATTAATGGTTTCTATATAGATTATATGCCATCAGGTAGGAGATAATAATGGCCCAAAGTTATACACGACAAAGTACATTTGCAGATGGCGATACAATTACTGCCGCGTTATTTAACGACGAGTATAATCAACTTCTAAACGCTTTTGCATATTCAAATACTTCTGATGCTTCTACAGGCCATAGACATGATGGCACAGCGGGAGAAGGCGGTAATATTCATACGATTGGTGACTTAGATTTTAATAATAAAATTGTAGTCGATAGTACAAACAATCGTTGGGGCTTTTATGTAGAAGTCTCTAGTGCCGCAGTAGAACAAATTCGTATTCAAGACGGGGCTATGATTCCTGTTACAGATAGTGACGTAGATCTTGGAACGTCTTCACTGTACTGGAAAGATGCCTACATTGATTCAGTTACAACTACCGGAAATATTTCTATCGGTGGTAATCTTACAGTTACTGGCAATGCAACAATCTCAGGCAACCTCACATTTGGTGATGCCGACACAGATAGCATTACGCTTACGGCAGACGTTGCATCGCACATTACTCCAGACACTGATGACACTTATGATCTTGGAAGCTCTACAAAAGAGTGGCGAAATCTTTATATAGATGGCACTGCAAATATTGATAGTCTTGTTGCAGATACAGCAGACATAAATGCAGGCTCTATAGATAATACAACTATTGGAGCTACTACAGCTTCTACAGGTAACTTTTCTACGTTGTCTATTGGCGGCGTTGCAATTACATCTACAGCCGCCGAACTAAATATTCTTGACGGCGTTACAGCTACTGCAACTGAAATAAATATTATAGACGGCGACACAGCCGCTACAGCTACAACGCTTGCTGATGCTGATCGCGTTATTGTAAATGATGCAGGCACAATGAAGCAAGTAGCACTTACAGACTTTGAAACATATTTTGAAACATCTTTAGATACTCTTTCTAATGTTACAACTGTTGGGGCTTTAAACGCTGGATCTATTACTTCTGGTTTTGGAGCTATTGATAACGGCTCAAGTAACATTACAACTACAGGTACTGTTTCGTTTGGAAGTCTTACAGACGGTGCAATTACAATTACGGCTTTTGTCGATGAAGACAATATGGCTTCTGATAGTGCATCGCTTGTACCTACTCAACAGTCTGTTAAAGCTTATGTAGATACTCAAATTGGTGGACTGTCTTCTAGTCTTTCAGGGCTTTCAGATACTAACATTACAACGCCCGCTGATGGCGCATTGTTGTTCTACGATACTGGTACGTCTACTTGGATTGACAACGTAGTATCAGGCGATATAACGATTGCTGACACAGGGGTAGCCGCTATTGGCACTGGCGTTATTGTTAATGCAGATGTCAATGCTAGTGCGGCTATTGATGTATCTAAGACTGCCTTGACAGCAGGAACAGGCCTAACCCTCACAACGAATACTTTGTCTGTAGACGCTTCTCAGACACAGATAACAGCAGTAGGTACAATTGCTACAGGTACTTGGCAAGGTACAGCAATTGCAGACACTTACGTTGCTAACGATCTGACTATTTCTGGTGGTACTGTAGACAACAGTGTTATCGGTGGTACGACAGCGGCGGCTGGTACGTTTACGGATCTGACAGCATCAGGCACGTTGACTCTTGGTGGTACAGCAGTTACTGCTACGGCTACAGAAATAAACTTGCTGGATGGAGTAACAGCTACAACTGCTGAGATTAATTATGTAGACGGTGTTACGTCAAACATCCAGACACAGTTGGATTCCAAGGTAGGCGCTACTTACACGGGTGACGTAGACATCACAGGCGAATTGCTGGTTGATAGTTACAACGAGACGTTTAAACAGCCATCTCAAGGAACAGGGTCATCAACTTTTGACTGGCCTGCGTTTGCGGCAACCGGGAACACAGAGACACTTACCGGGTCAGACCGCCGAGGTATTATCCAGTGGAAGCCAGATGGGACGAGATTTTTTGTAAATGACCACGGCGGTAGCGATGCGATTCATCAGTTTAATCTTTCTACAGCTTATGACTTTTCAACCGCCTATAAAGTTTCGTCAACCACTAGCGCTTCAGCAGGGTTTAGTAACGACAACATGGTGATTGTGTTTAGTTCTGATGGGCAGTATTTGTTTGGGGTTAAGCGAGGCACTAACTCTCCTTTGTATAGGCTGACGTTAAATACGGCGTGGTCGGCTTCTGGTGGAAGCAGTAGTGAAACATCGGTGCGAACACTTACAAGCGGAGGCTATACTTACTGCGTTGATATTGCTGATGATGGGTCTAAGTTTTATGTTCTTGATGATAACGACACTATAAATGAGTATACCTTTGGAACCGCATATGATCCTTCTACACTAGGAACAACGGCAACAAGCACGTTTGTTCCTACAGGCGGTTCCGTCAATGTGTTTCATAGCTTTAAATTTACTAATAGCGGTTCAAATTTAATAGTTCTTAAAAACGATGGGACTACTATCTACGAGTATGCTCTCAGCACTGCCTACGATCTTTCTACAATTAACTCAACACCTACTCAAACAATATCAGCCTCTTTGGGTAACAATTCAAGGTCTATAGGCGTACATCCTCAAAACACATTTATATACGTTTGTGGGAACACAAACACAGCCGTTACTGAATATACTGTTACTAGAACAGTAAACACAGCAGACCTTGATTGCGAAGCCGCTAATGTTTTCAGCGTTTCATTAAGCGCCAATACCAGTATAAGTTTTAGCAACCCGCCAGCGGCAGGGACAGCTACAGACAGCACAGCCTACGCAATGTCACTCAAGGTTGTCCAAGACTCTGGAGCCTCTGGTTACACCGTAACGTGGCCCACGTCTGTTGATTGGCCTAGTGCTACAGCGCCTACGTTGACAGCTACAGCGTCCGCTGTGGATCAGTTTGTGTTCTACACCTACGACGGTGGAACAACTTGGTACGGG